CCATGCAAGACCTTTAATGAGGCCATTGGCAATAATATCAATAGCATGTAATACTTTATCTGCTACTTTATCAAATACTCCATTAGATTCTAACTGACTAACATACTTATTTAATAATGTAGATAAATATAACATTATGTCTAGTAAATATGTTTTAATTGTATTAAGTACTCTACCTAATGGACGAAGAGCTCTAACGAGATTAGCAACAAGTTTTACTACAGGTTTCATTGCAGAAAATATCTGTAAAGAAATCTCAGCTATTTTCATTAATGTATCCTGATTAGGTCTTAACTTCTCTGATAAATTCTCAGTTAGTGTAATAAAGTTTAAAATATCTTCTTTTGCTTTAGGTGGAAATACCTTGAGGAATGCTAACTTAACGGCACTTATTGTCTGCCATAAACTTTCCCAAGCATTACGTAATGTATTTATCAACGCATCACGTCCACCATTATCATGCCAGAATTGTAGGACAGCATTACGAGCCTCTGAAGTACCAGCGAAAACTTCCCATAATATCTCAGTTACTTCTGTCCATAAATCAATGGCTTCTTCTGTATTACCTATAATCAACTCAAATGATTTCATCCAGCCAGTAGATACAGCATCACTTGTAGCAGCAATGGCATCTGTAAATGACTTGGCCTGCTGAGCTGCTCTAAAGGCTTCTTCACCTACAGTACCTAATGTAATACCATATTTATTAGCAAGTTGTATGGCTTCATTAGAATACTTTCCATCCTCAGATGCTTCAAGAACACCAAGTAAATCTGTAATTGTTCTACCTTCGGCTTCTGATGCTTCCTGTATCTTACTGAAGAACTCATTATAAGTTGTTAATGTTTTCATGAGCACATCAGAACTAAACCAACCTTCAGAAAGCGTTGAGTTAAACGATGCAGCTGTAACTTCTGTACCTTTAGCTATAGTTCTAAAAGTTCCATCTGCTGCTTTCTTAAGTGTGCCTAATTCTAATGCTGTTTGTATAACCTGTTCCTTAAAGGCTTTGGTACCCATATTGGCATTCTCAACAGATTTCCAGTCAATTAACTTAACCGAACCTGCGGCCATTGCCTGAGATAAGTTATACATTACTCTTGATGCAGCTCCTGCGTTCTGACCAGCCGAAGCAGCCCAAGATGCGATACCTTCCATAGCCGATGCAGCATCTTTAAGTTCTACACCAACAGATGTAAACTTACCAATGTTGTCAACCATGTCGGTAAAGTTGTATGAGGTTTCATCTGTATACTGATTAAGTTTATCCAACTGTTTATTAACTTCTTCTACAGTCTTACCAGTAGCAGACATAATTGTTTTAACTGAATTAGTCTTTTGCTCATACTTTGTCATACCAGCGGTAATGTTACCGAATGTCATTCTTTTAAATGCTGGTATTAATTTATTTAAAATCTGATTAGTTAAACTCTGAACAGCAGACATCATAAGCATTGTCTTTAGATTAAAGTTTGCTTCTACTTTGTCTACGGCATCGTTAACATCTCTAGCTATTTTATCCGCTTTAATACTCGATACAAATTTGTTAATATTATTACCAATATCTTTTAAACTATCTTTAAAATTATCAGTAATTTTTGTTGTATTTAATTTAAAGTCAAGTTTGTCCAGGGAATCCAAAGATTTCTGGATCCCCTTTTCAAACTGAGCGTTATCAAATTGCATCGAAACGACACGTGTATCATTCATGTGTAAATCCTCCTCCACGCTTCATTTGCAATTTCCTCGAATAGAGGTTTCATTGCTGGAGTTATAAAATCATTAGGCGGTACATAACCACCATTTCTTGTTCCATGCCCGTATATCAATACAATTACTACAGGCGTTTTATTAACAACGTTGGAATTATTCCAATTAAGTGTCCAACCTTTAGAAGTCTTTGTAATATAATAAGACCAGGAGGCAGCTGTTTTACCCGTGTCTTTTGGAGTAGCCTCACGAAGAATATCAACACCTTTCTGTCCATAATAATTCAAAGCTTCTCTTATTTTATTATCGGAAATGGACTTAAGATACTTAACTGTTGAATCCCAATTGCCTTTAGATTTAAAAGTAATCATGAGGAATCTCCTTCCATTTTGAATTTTTAAACACTTACTACGGTGGCAACGTGGTGACCTACTCGGAGTAAGATGTCTCCCTTCATTAAATGATCTGGCTTTGTTAAATGATCGGTATCGACGAATATATCTACCATATTTGTTTTGTCAAAAGCCTCTTTTAAATTTCCTGTGTAGGCATTATAAGGGACGTTAATACCTACTCCAATAGCACAGCAAGCAACAAGACTGGAACAATCGCATGAACAATAATTACTAATCTTTCCGATGTTGTAATTATTCTTCTTAGCTTCATTATATAGACTTGTTCTAACCCATTGGTCATAACCGATTTTGTCATTCTTACAAGCTGCAAGAATTTTTCTAGCAAATAAGTCTCGTTTAGCTTCATCTCGTATACGAATTACATAATCCCACTTCTTACCACCTGAGATATAGTAATCCCATACTGTTATTTCCTTACCAGTCTGATCGCCCTTTTTACCGCCAGCTGATTTACCATTTTCATCATAAACTGCGTGACCTAATTTAATCATACTTATCCTTTCGAATGAAACTTGGCTCTTCTCTCACGATTAAGTTTAGCATAATAAGCACTAACATCTCGCTTAGGCATCTTTTTAGAATCTGGATTACTTTTTATAGATGCTACATGCAATAAAGTTAATAACCTATTTAAATGCCACTTCTCACAAGAGAAAGGTATCTGGGCCGCGGCCATATAGTAATAGATGACTTCTGACGTCATTATGTCACCGTTTTTAGTTTTGTTAGGACTATTATCGGTGAATGTTGTCGCAGTCATCTTTTTACCTATATAGTCTTGAATATCTTTTAAATTTTCATTTGTTAAGCATAAGTAAACATTAGGGTCAACATTATTTGTTAAGGTCATGAATCTTATATAATCCAATAACTCTTCCATTGTATTTGGACCATTATTATCTTTTTCATATACCTTGAGAAATGGTCTTTCATATTTTGCTTCCCATTTACTTAAAGATATCAATGAATGTTCCAACTGTAATTTAGCTGCTTTTACATTGACGAATTCTTCTTTTTCAGCATTCCACAATGTATTAGCAGGTACATTTATCTCTAACATTGACCCTCCTTTATTACTGCTGCTTATTATATGTAGAAGGAAGCTTATCCTTAATTTCCTTAGGAAGTTCATTTACATTAATATCCTTAGAAAGATCCTTTGGAAGAATACCTGTAATAAACTTTGTAGCTTCCTCTGAATTCGTAGCCAAATCGGTATAAATATCAGAGTATGCCTGAGTTGACTTAAAGTTCTCAAGAATCTCAGGTGACTTGATAAACTTTCTACCATCGTTTGAAACTTCTCCATAGGACATATCAATAAACTTTCTCATAAATTCCATGAGCTTTGCTACGTCCTGTGTCTGAATAATCTTAAGGAGAATTCCCTGAATTCCGCCATTCTCTGAGGTCTCGAGGTTGAGGAGTTCTGCCTTAGTTAAATTAAATCTAAAATCTTCTTTTCTTACATTACCGAAGAAATCTTCATATTCACGAGTCATTGTATACATAGTATTAATCTCCTTTTTTCTGCTATTTTGAATTTTAAAATAATAAGGAGACCTAGAATATTCCAGATCTCCTTGAATTACATTTTACATGGATTAAATAATTGATCAAGCTGCTGCAGTCATAAGTGCGTAGATACCAGCTGGTGAAGGAAGATATGAATCTGTTCCAGTACCTCCTTCGGTTCCATCGGTTCCCTGAATAGCATTAAGTACAGCATCGAACTGAGCCTTTGTGCACTTTGTAGAATCGATGATGATGTTAGATGCATTCTTGTAAGTTACGCCATTGATTGTCATAGCGATAGGTGTTGTAGTAAACTCGAATGAGAATGCAATAGCTTCTGGTGAGTCATTAATTGACTGATAACCTCTTTCAGAAGGATTACATGTTGCATTGTAAATGATGTGAATCTGCTGACCATGATCATTTCCTTCCGTATCGTTACCGATTGTTGAAACGAATGCAAAGCCAAATGCCTTACGACCCTGCTGACCGAATCTCATGCCAGGAATAGGTGATACTTCACCATTGCAAGCTGCGAATTCATCAGGGTATGTGTAGCACTCAATTGTGCCACCAAAGTCTTCTGCACCTCTAAGAGCGAGATACTTCATGTCGTCGGCGTAGATAGCATTTTCATCAGCACCTGATGGTGTTTCATTTACTGTTGAAAGACCATTCCAAGCTACACCATTGGCATAACCGGCGAGTCTATTGCCTGAACCTACAACAGTTGGATCAGATACAAAGAGAACTCCCCACTTATTACCGGTATGGTAAAGATGCTCACCTACGTTGTCCCAAACTAATTTTGCCATAATTTTGGCCCTCCTTAAATTAAAAATATACAGTTAAAGCATCGTGATATAAGTTGTCAGAAACATAGCAATTACTAAGTCTGCACATAGGTAATTTTTCCAATAACAATTCTGTACAACTTGTATTAAAATCAGAGCTTTTACTTATGATGGATAAATTGTATCTCATCGTGCTAATATACTTACGATCGTCGGCTTGTATATGATCGGCGCCTTCTTTGTAATATATCACACAAGGATAACTAATTTTAATATTCGATGGAGGCGCAAAGTAAAAGTTAGAAATCTTATCAGATAAAATATCACGCAATAAAGCGTCTAGGTCTGCTCTATTTCTCACTATTATATACACCTCCTATCGATAATATTATTCTAGGGTGCGGAAACTCAATAGATTCAATTTTCCATTTAGTACCCTTAATAACAGCATACCGCATGTATGCACCATTTTTATTGGCAAAGCTGTCCGCAAGTATGCTTATCTCATGCCTGAGATTTATGTCGTCTATTGCCTTATCCGCAGGTTGCCAATTTACGCTGAAATCCCTCATCAACTCAGCGTAATATGGCTTTTCTACTAATTGTTCCTTAAATACAGAAGGATAATCAGGATCTTCAACCTGCAGGGCAAAGCCTATTCTTATACGAATCTTTGCCATTTTGAATTTTTACCTTTCTTTAGCCAGCTACTACAGCTTCATCAGCACCAGCAATTGTATGTCTTACAACGAAAGCTGACTTAGGCTTGATAAGAGCACCAGAGCATCTTGTCTCGATAAGATACTTTTCCTGGTTGACATCGATATCGAAGTCTGAGAATGAATTAACTTCTCCACCCTTATCAGCACCAACTGCATAATCGTGAAGGTCTACAATAACGGCATCAAGAATATGAACTACATTCTCAGAATCCGTAATTGTGAAATTCTCCATTACAGGAACTGTCACAATTCTCTTAACTCTGAATGCCTGAGCAACAGCAGCCTCGTCCTTGTAGAGTCTATGACCAATACCATCCTTCTGAAGTAAGAAAGATGTAAGTACATCATCGGTTGTAAACATTGTGAGATCACCAGAACCTCTGTAGTTCTTTCTGGAAAGAAGAACAGACTCAAGCATCATATCGCATCTCTGATCTCTAGTACTGTTAGCTGGATATACTGTATCTACATTCATAGCGTACAGTCCTTCACCCTTACCGACTGGTAATACTTCTGCGCCTTCCGTATCAAGAGCGATTGGTCTAATGCAGTCAGGCTTAATCTTATCTGGAGATGATGGATTTCTACCGTCACCAATAAGAATTGCTCTAGCGATTTCCTCATCGAGCATGATTCTCATTTCTCCACGCATCCAGAGTACTACATCAAAATCTGTAATATCAATGATGTCATCTCTATCAAGCTTCTGCTTCTTATAGATTGTCTGAGGAGATGTCTGTCTCTTTAAGAGAGTGAAGATTTCCTCTGTCTTCTGGTTACCCTTAATATAACCCTTCGCTCTAGCTTCATCAGCAGTGATGTCGGCGTGTGTTGTCTTAATTCTTGAGAATGGTACATGCTTTGTACCAGACATTACAGTTCTAACCCACTCGGTTTCTCTCTTGATGAAATCAGGTGGTGTATTAAGTTCCTTAGCATCTGGGAATAACCAATCGATATTCTCAATACCATAATCTCCCTGAGCATGAGCTAGAATTGACTTTCTAAGTGATCCATAAGATCCCATGTCTGTAATAGCCTTGTATTCAAGATCCTCAAAATCTGCGTGTGAAAGAACATTGCCGTCCTCTTCATATGTGTCAAATGCGTTGTGTTTCATTTCTTCGTCCTCCTCATATTCCTCATTGTTATTAGTTTTTCCATTAACAGCAGCTCCGATTACGGCATATACTGCTGTTTTCTGAATATCGGTGAGAGTGTTAAATACATCTCTAACCGTTAAATCACTCTTGTCCGAATGCTCGAGATCTTCTTCATCTTCATATTCTTCGTCATCATACTCATCATCGAGCTCTTCGTCTTCATCGTCTTCATCATATTCTTCGTCGTCAAGCTCTTCATCATACTCATCATCGAGCTCTTCGTCATCAATATAATTGTCCATGTATCCTCCTTCTTCAGAATGTTCCAAAGTAAGTCCGGTATATATGACTGCTTCTTCATCATTAATTTCATAATCATCAGAATGCGCCATACTTACATTATCAATATAAGCACCTGGATTCGCACCAGCCAATACAAGACTCACTTCTTTTATACTACCATGCAAAACATC